TCAACGGCAGCCCGTTGGACGTGGGCGTGCTCAAAGCGCAGCTCATGGAGGACTTCAAGCAGGACAAGATCAGAAAAGCGATTGATCAGATCGAGCTGATGGCCGAAATCTACGGCACGGGCATCGGCGAAATCGTTGTCAAGACGGAAAAGGTGTTCGAGCCCGCAACGCAGGCGATTCCAGGCCAGATGGGCCAAGCGGCCATCGGCGTGGTGGAAAAAACACGCATCGCCGTGAAGATCATGCCTGTCAACCCCAAGAATTTCTTGTTTGACCCCAACGGCACGACGATTGACGACTGCATGGGTGTGGCGATTGAGAAGTATGTGGGCATCCACAAGATCGTTGAAGGCATGGAAAACGGCATTTACCGCAAGGTGGATATCGGTTCGGCCTCCGAGGACACTGATCTGGAGCCAACGCAAGAGGTCACGCAGTACCGCGACGAAAAAGTGCTCTTGCTCACGTACTACGGACTGGTTCCGAAGGAGTTGCTGGACGAAGACGCCGATGTGGTCGATCTGTTCCCCGAGGACTCGCAGGCTGACACGTACTCGAACATGGTGGAGGCGATTGTCGTGATCGCCAACGACGGCGTGCTGCTCAAAGCCGAGGCGAATCCGTACATGATGAACGACCGTCCGGTCATCAGCTACCAAGACGACACTGTACCCAACCGCTTGCTGGGTCGCGGTACGGTGGAGAAGTCTTACAACATGCAAAAGGCGATTGACGCCCAGGTGCGCAGCCATCTGGACAGTCTGGCGCTGACAACCTCACCCATGATGGGCATGGACGCCACCCGTCTACCACGCGGCGCACGGTTTGAGGTCAAGCCCGGCAAAGCGTTCATGGTCAACGGCAACCCAGCCGAGATTCTGTACCCGTTCAAGTTCGGCGAGACGAGTCTGAACAACCTGAACACGGCCAAAGAGTTCGAGCGAATGCTGCTGCAAGCCACTGGCACGCTGGACTCACAGGGTATGGTCAGCCAAGGCAACCGAGACGGTGCGGGCATGAGCATGGCGGTGGCCACGGTGATCAAGAAGTACAAGCGCACGCTGGTGAACTTCCAAGAGGATTTCTTGATCCCGTTCATCAAAAAAGCGGCGTTCCGGTACATGCAGTTCGACCCTGAGCGCTATCCGAGCGTAGACATGAAGTTCGTGCCGACGGCCACGCTGGGCATCATCGCCCGTGAGTACGAGCAGCAGCAGTTCATTGGTCTTTTGCAGACGCTGGGGCCAGACACTCCGGTGCTGCCGCTGATCTTGAAGGGCATCTTGAACAATTCTAGCCTGACCAACCGCTACGAGCTGATGGCAGCGCTTGACCAGATGAGCCAGCCAGACCCACAAGCGCAAGCAATGCAAGAAGCGCAGCAGCAGTTGGCCATGCAAGCGGCGCAGGCTCAGATCGCGGTCAGCACAACGCAGGCCGAGCAGAACCGGGCCGAGGCGACCAAGCTGATGACCGAGGCGCAGCTCATGCCGCAAGAGGTGCAGGCCAAGGTGATCGCATCGACCACCAAAAACCTGCCTGCTGGCAACGAGTCCAACGAGTTCGACAAGCGTGTGAAAATCGCTGAATTGATGCTCAAGGAAGCGGACATCAAGAACAAGAGCAAGATTGTTGAGTTGCAAATGAACAACGCAAAGAACAATGTTGTGGATGTGGAAAACGACTTCCTCGAAACCTTGAACACGGAGTTGACAAATGGCAATCGATAAAATTTTTGAGGGCGCAGCGCTGGACGGCATTGCGGACAACCTGTTCAACTCGGTCAGCAACTCGGTCTCAGAGATCAAGGCCATGCAGCAGCGCAAGGCCGCTGAAAACGTGCAGTTGGTGATTCAGGCACTCAAGAAGATCGACAACGACATCCGCGAGAAGTACGACGGCGTGGCCACGGTGATCGAAAAGCGCGTGGCCACGATCAAAGATGGCCGTAACGGCATCGACGGCAAAGACGGGCGCGACGGCAAGGACGGTCGCAATGGCCGTGACGGTGCGCCAGGTGCTCGCGGTATGGACGGCGCTCGCGGCATGGATGGCCAAGACGGTGAAGATGGTGTGTCGGTCACTGAGGCACACATCGACTTTGATGGCAGCCTGATCATCAGCCTGTCGTCGGGCCGTCAGATCAACGTGGGCGAGGTCGTGGCCCCCGATCTGGCCGAGAAGATCAAGGTGATCACCAATGGTGGTGGCACTAGTCAAGGCGTGCTGGACACATTGACCAGCCTGCAAAACCAGATCAATGCACTGGTGAGCTTAGGTTCAGTCACCTACGAGGGCACTTGGAACGCATCAACCAACACACCGACCATTGTGGCGGGCACTGGCGACAAGGGTGAGTATTACGTCGTGTCAGTGGCGGGCAACACCAGCATTGACGGCGAAACGCTGTGGGGTGTGGGTGACTGGATCATCTTCAACGGCGTGGTGTGGCAAAAGGTTGACGGCGGCAGCACAGGGGACCTCACCTCACTGACTGTTAGAGACAACACCATTTTGGGCAGCAGCAACAGCGACACGGTGACCTTCACTGCCCGTATCAACTCAGACTTTGATCCTGCAACAGATAATGCCTTTGATTTAGGTCGTGTTGGGCATGAGTGGCGTAATCTGTATCTTGATGGCACGGCTAATATTGACAGCCTGATTGCTGACACAGCGGATATTAACGGCGGCACGATTGATGGCGCGTCTGTGGGCGCTACAACAGCCTCTACAGGCGCGTTTACTACGCTGACCTCATCGTCTGATGCAACCCTGCATGGCCTCACCGTAGGCCGTGGTGCAGGTGCTGTGTCTACCAACACTGCGGTGGGTGCTAGTGCTTTGGCGGCTAATACGACTGGCAGTTTTAATACTGCTTTTGGTCAAACCGCTGGGTCAACAATTACCACTGGCACTGAAAACGTGGCTATCGGTCAAGGTTCAATGTCTAATGGAACGGTCACGGGCGATTACAACACCACTGTTGGAACCTCGTCCACGCGCAACCTGACCAGCGGAGCGTCCAACGTGGCGGTTGGTCATGCCGCGCTTAATGCCACCACCACAGGGGGGAATAACGTAGCCCTTGGAAAGTCTGCGCTTCAATTAAACACCACAGCATCTAACAACACTGCCGTCGGTTATCAGGCGTCTTATGCAAATACTACAGGCGCATCGAACGTATCGCTTGGAGCACTCGCTGGTTACACAAACACTACTGGCAACAACAACACAACTCTTGGAAACCAAGCAGGGCAGTCAAATGTCACGGGTTCGCAAAACGTATTTGTCGGGTCGGTTGCTGGATTTAACAGCACAGGCTCCAGCAACACTGGTGTTGGATACCAAGCGGTTCGCAATTCCAGCGGAGGGTCAAACGTAGGTGTTGGTCAGTCTGCGCTTGTAACAAATACCACGGGCGCAAACAATATCGCAGTGGGCAACAACGCACTTGCCGGAAATAGCACAGGCGCGTTTAACACCGCAATTGGCGACAGTGCAATGGCGGCAAACACCACTGCAAACGACAACGTAGCAGTTGGACAGTCCGCATTGGATGCCAATACTACTGGCGCAGCCAACGTGGCTTTGGGTCGTGATGCTTTAGGGGCCAACACTACAGCAAGCTATAACACCGCTGTTGGATACCAATCGGGGTATAGCAATACTACAGGTGCATCCAATCAGGTTTTTGGCTATCAGGCGCTGTATTCAAACCAAACTGGCAGCAACAACGCTGCATTTGGTACAGGCGCTTTGTACGCAAACACTGCCAGTGATAATGCTGCATTTGGTTCAGGTGTTACCGCAGTAGCGGGGGGCGCACTTGTTTCAAACACAACTGGAGAACGCAATGCAGCTTTTGGTGGGGGCGCTGCTTCTTCTAACACCACGGGCAATTACAACACCGCAATTGGCACTCTTGCATTGAAGTCCAACACCACAGCCTCCGAAAACACTGCTGTTGGTTATCAGGCTTTATATAGTCAAACAACAGCAGGTACTGGTTCTAACACTGCTTTTGGTCATCAAGCAGGTTACGACACCAACGGTTTTTACAACACCTTCATTGGATACAAATCTGGCCTGCCTTCTACGGGCAACCAAAACACCTTCATAGGTCATGCTTCTGGCTCGGCAATGACCAGTGGCTCCAAGAACACCATCCTTGGCGTTTACAACGGCAACCAAGGTGGCCTCGACATCCGCACTGGCAGCAACTACATCGTGCTGTCTGATGGGGATGGGAACCCGAGGGGGGTTTTTGACAACAATGGGAATTTGTTGGTTGGGGCGACTAGTACCATAAGCATTTCTGGCGTTTCAACAGGCCATGCTTTTGTTCAAGCGACAGATGGTAGATGGATTACAGGTTTTAGACATTCCACAACAGCGACCCCTTGGGGCATTGCTATTGATTATTCTGCTGTTGCACCAAACGACACAAGCAGCCACTTTTTGTTTTGCACTGACAGTGCTGCAACCCGAGCAGTAATTCGCTCAAATGGTGGTCTTGCTAACTACCAAGGCAACGATGTCAACTTGTCAGACCGCCGAGAGAAGACCAACTTTGCCCCGGCTAAGTCGTACCTTGAAACCATCTGCGCTATCCCTGTGCAGACCTTTAACTACATCGACCAGAACATGGAAGATGACCCCGGCCTGACGCTTGGTGTTGTGGCTCAAGATGTTCAAGCCGTTGCGCCTGAGTTGGTCATGGAAAGCAATTGGGGCAGCAAAGACGACCCCAAGATGCGCCTGTCGATCTACCAGACCGATTTGCAATACGCCTTGATGAAGGCTTTGCAAGAACTCAAAGCAGAATTTGATGCTTACAAGGCGGCACATCCATGATTACCCAACAACAAGCCTTAGACCTGTTTGAGTACCGTGATGGAGATTTGCACTGGAAGGTGCGTCCTGCGAACTTGGCTGTCTGTGGAACTGTCGCTGGTTACAAAAACACCAAAGACTCGTATTGGCGAGTGGTTGTGCAGGGGAAAATGTATTTGAAGCACCGCCTTGTATTTTTGTACCACCACGGCAATTTGCCCAAGTATGTTGACCACATCAACGGCAACCGAGAAGACAACAGGATTGAAAACTTGCGCTTGGCTACACAAGCTGAAAATGCAAGAAACGCTAAACTTCCACGCCACAACACATCAGGGGTTAAAGGCGTGTGCAAGCCTAAAAAAGATAAGAACTGGACTTGTTCATTGCGAACAAACAAAAAACTCAAAACTGTTGGTGGGTTCAAAAACAAGGAACTGGCTCAGGAGTTTATGGAGTTGTGGCGTGAAATGGCACACGGGCAATTTGCCAATCATGGTTAACCAAAGGAAACCAAAATGACAACTTTTACCACTACTATTAATTCGATGTACACGCTCAACACCCCCGATCCCGGGTACGTTGTGAACGTACTGTGGACAGTGACCGGGGTGGACGGCGACAACACTGCCTCCATCGGCGGCAACACACAGTTCAGTTCTGCTGACCAAGAGGGCGCATTCGTGCCTTACGAATCGCTGACTGAGGCTCAAGTCTTGGCGTGGATTCCCGCCAATCGAGAGCGCACAAGCCTGCGTGCAGGGCCAGAACGACAGCATGATCACCCCACCTGTCAGCCCACAAAGCACAACTTTGCCTTGGGCAGCTTGATTAGTTGAGGTAACACATGACCACCATCGACAAGACTGACGCACGGCTGTCAACGCACGAGGAAGTTTGTGCGATCAGGTACGAGCAGATCAACGCACGGCTCAAGCGTCTTGAACACATCATCATGCAAGCTGCTGGCGTCATGATCCTGTCAATGGCGGGGACTATATTTAGCGCCGTGTGGATTCTCAAATGAAAGACTGGGCCGTCAGTTTCATCGCTGCGGTCCTAATTGTTGGATTCATCGTCTACTGTGCCAAAGTTGTAATTTGGGCTTTTTATGTTGGCTGAACTTGCGATTTGCAACGCCGCGTTTTCCGTGATCAAAGAAACCGTCCAAAACGGCGGCGACATCATGGCCGCTGGCCAGAAGTTGTTTGACTTCTTTGACAACAAAAACGCTATCCAGAAGAAGGCCAACAGCGGCAACGACATGGAAGCGTTTGCGGCTCTTGAGCAGATCAAGAACAACGAGGCTGAACTCAAGCGCATGATGGTGTACCACGGTCGTGCAGGGCTTTGGGATGACTGGCTCAAGTTCCAGAAAGAAGCCAAGCAACGGCGTGAGGCTGAGGAAAAGGCTGAGTTTCGCAAGAAGGCTGCACGCAAAGCAAAGA